CGCGGGAACTATTAATGCGTACACATATCCAGACGAGTTCGCTCCGTGCGACGGATCTGCTACTATTGCTAAGGGCGTTACCGTTTCTCAGCAGAATCATCAGAAGTTTGGTCTTAGTTATCGTACTATTCTTGGTAATGATGTGGCTTCTGACGCGTTTGGTTATAAGCTTCATCTTGTTTATGGTGCGACTACCGCTCCTTCCGAGCGTGAGTATGCTACCGTAAATGATAAGCCAGATGCCATTACGTTTTCTTGGGACTTCACCACAGATAAGATTGCACTTACTGGTCATAAGCCCGTTGCGTCTCTTACTATTGATAGTACTGTGGCAGATGCTACTAAGCTTGCGGCTCTTGAGGCAATTCTCTACGGAAGCGCTACTGCTGCTGCCAGGCTTCCGCTTCCAGCAGAGGTTATTACTCTTATGAATGTTGCTTAAAATTATATTTGAAAGGGGTATATTATGCTTGCTAAGAAGATTAAGTATGTGGATTACAATGGAGACGATCAGGAGCGCACTTTCCTGTTCAATCTGAACAAGGCAGAGATTGCAGAGATGGAGATGACGACTCCGGGTGGTCTTGTTAATCATATTAATAAGATCACGGATGCTCAGAATCTTCCAGAACTTACTGCTCTCTTTAAGACCCTTATTCTTAAGTCGTATGGCGAGAAGAGTTCCGATGGTCAGCGATTTGTAAAGTCCGAGGAACTTAGTACTGAATTTTCAGAGACGGAAGCATATTCCGAACTGTTCGTTGAACTTATTTCTAACGCCGATGCTGCGGCAAACTTCGTTAATGGGATCGTTCCCACTATTTCAAACGAGCAAATTGCGGAGGCAGAAAAGAAGCTTAGCCCCGATGACCCTAGACTGGTAATGCTCAAGAAGAGATCGTAAGCTCGGCTGATTAGAAGGAGGTAAAGGGAATGTTCCAGATAATAGTGCCTGGAAAAGAATTGTATGACTCGGTTAACAATTTGTTTATCCCGGTAAAAGGACAGACATTGACCCTGGAACATTCCCTTATCTCTATTTCTAAGTGGGAAATGAAGTATCATCGTCCATATTTCTCTGAAGAGAAAAAGGACGTAAAGACAACCGAAGAGACGATAGATTATATTAGATTTATGACATTAACGAAAAATGTCGATCCAATGATCTACTATGGACTATCAGACCAGAACTACAAAGACATTGAGAATTACATCAAAGATCCAATGACTGCCACTTGGTTTAGTACAAATGGACAAAAAAGAGGCGGACAACGATCTTCTGAAGTGGTTACTTCAGAACTTGTATATTATTGGATGACTATAAATAATATACCATTTGAATGCGAAAAATGGCCTTTTAATCGACTTATGACATTGATTCATATTTGTAATGTTAAGAATTCAGCAAGTCAAAAGATGAGTCAACGAGAGGTTATGCAACAGAATAGCGATTTGAATGCTGCTAGAAGAGCTGCTATGCATTCTAAGGGGTAATCATGCACCAAATGATAACCATGAAATCAACAGGAAATTTTTCTCATATGGAAAAGTTCCTAGCAAATATGAAGAAGAGAACATATTTAGATGTTCTCAATAAATATGGAGAAGCTGGAGTGCAAGCTCTATCCTCTGCTACTCCAAAAGATACCGGACTCACTTCTGAGTGCTGGTATTACCAGATAAAACAGGAGTTTGGAAAATCAATTATTAGTTGGGAAAATACGCACTTTAATGAGGGTGTTAACATTGCAGTAATATTACAATATGGACACGGAACAAAGAACGGTGGATATGTTAGAGGGCGAGATTATATTAACCCTGCTATAAGACCCATATTTGATGAAATTGCTAATCAAGCTTGGAAAGAGGTGCAGTCCTCATGAGTTCAGTTGATAATCGTGTTGTTCAAATGCAATTTGATAACGCTCAATTTGAGAAGGGCGTAGCCACCTCTGTAGATAGCATAAATCGCCTGAACGCTACTCTGAGTAAAAATACAGATGCATCAGTATTTAACGGTCTTACAGAGGCCGCAAATAAGGTCGATTTAAGTCATATTTCTAATTCTGTAGGATCTATTCAAAGTAGATTTTCGGCACTTGGTGTTGTCGGAATGACCGTTCTTCAGAACCTAACAACTGCTGCGATGAATGCTGGAGCGTCGTTCACTAAAAATATAGTCAATCCAATATTGTCTGGCGGATGGACACGAGCCGAAAATATTGAGCAAGCCAAATTTATGATTGAGGGTCTTGGAAAAGATTGGCAAGCTCTAAGTCAAGACATTAATACAGCAGTCGATGGAACCGCTTATGGCTTCGATGAAGCGGCGATGGCTGCTGGACAGTTGTCTGCGTCTGGAATTAGTGCCGGGCAAGACATGGAAAAGGCTCTTGAAGGTATTGCTGGAACTGCCGCAATGACAGGTAGAAGTTATAGTGATATTTCTGCCATATTTACAACTGTTGCGGGTAACGGAAGACTTATGTCCGAACAGTTGCTTCAGTTCTCTTATAGTGGTATAAACGCTGCGGCAGCACTTGCTAAATATCTTGGAACGGACGAAGCTACAGTTAGAGACATGGTAACCAAGGGAGAGATAAGTTTCCAAACTTTCTCCGATGCTATGTATTCGGCGTTCGGTGAGCATGCAAAAGATGCAAATAAGACATTTACAGGATCAATGTCTAATGTTCATGCTGCTATGTCAAGAATTGGCGCTGATTTTGCTTCCGTTCTAATTTCTTCAGAAGATCAGGCCAATGGCATTAACAACCTTATTGGCATATTAGGTTCGTTTAGAAACGTTCTCAATGGCGTTAGAGTTATGCTAAAATCCGACACAACGGTGGTTAAGGACTTTACAGACAACTTCCATGCTCTTGCCGATAAGGTAGTTGCCTTTCTTAATTCTATGTATACAACTACGGATGGAGTTACAAAACTTGTAGAGCCATTGTCTCACGCGTTTTCTGATACATATAATGGGGTGAAGAATCTTGTAAACTTTGTCCTTAGTGTTGCTGGAGCTATGAAATCAGCATGGGATTCAGTATTTCCTCCAATAACCTTTGTTACTATTGAAAAAATAGCAGCTGGCTTTCTCAACCTAACATCTAAGTTCAAACTTAATAACGCCAACCTGTCAAATCTTAAAGATACTTTTGCTGGGTTTTTCTCTGTTCTTGATCTTGTTGGCAGGGGGCTAACTATAGTTTGGAACGTGTTTGATAAAAACATACTTCCAGTAGTTGGCGACGCAATAACCATATTTTTAAGTATTACCGGGGCAATTGGTCGATTTATAAAATCTATAGATGATGGCGTTCCATCTCTAAGTAATTTTAGTGGAAAATTCGATTCTGTTAAAACCGTACTATCAAATATTAGATCCGCGCTTAAGAAAGCATCCGATTCTGTTTCTGACTTCTTTAATTCTCTAGATCCGGATTCAACTCCAGTTACCGAAGCATTTACTGCGTTTATTAATAAAGTTTCGGATCTTCTTCAAAAACTAGAAACGGCAGGAAAGAAAGTTGTCTCTGTTCTAAAGACGGTATTTGGAGACATAGGAAGTACTCTATCCGGACTTCTTAAGAATTTCAATCTCGACGAGTTGCTAAATGAGTTTAACATAGTTATGACTGGGGGATTTGTAACCTCGATTGCTACCGTAGCTAGAAATCTATCGCAGATCGTTTCTCAGGTTAAATCTCTATCTTCGGTAATAGAGGGTCCTCTCGTTGAGCTTAAGCAAACACTGGTCGCGTGGCAAAACGAACTTAATGCTAAGACACTTATAACTATAGCTGCTGCAGTAGCGATTCTAGCCGGAGCAATAGTTGTAATGTCTTTGGTTAATGTTGATTCGCTTAATAATGCGGTTGGGGCGGTTGGAACTCTATTTGGAGTTCTAATAGCATCTACAAAACTGTTTAATCAACTAGGAGCAAAGGGATTTGAAGGAGTAGCAACGTCACTTGTTATATTGTCAATTGCTATTCTAATCCTTACGTCTGCCGTCGCTAAAATTGCAAAACTTGATTGGGCTGGTTTTACAAGAGGAATTTCTGCAGTAGTAATTCTTATGTATGCTCTAGAAAAATTTGCAGCTAGCATTAACAGTGGTAAAGTTAAGAGTTTTATTGGCGTTGCTGCAAGCATGCTCATATTCTCAGTAGCTATCAGAATACTTGCAAACGCTGTTGCAAAACTAGGATCAATTGATACAAATTCCCTAGTCCAAGGTCTCATGGGAGTTATGGTTCTACTAGTTGGAATTTCATATTTTCTTACCAATTCCAAAATGGATGGAATGAGTGTTGGAGTTGGCATCGGTCTACTTGTAATGGCGGCAGCAATAAAGGTTCTTGCTGGAGTCGTTGAGCAACTTGGATCTATGGATATGAACGCCCTTGTTCAAGGTCTTGTGAGTGTCGGAGCAATTCTATATGGGCTTGC